CCTGGGGCAGCAGCTAAAGCTGCTCCAGTAATTGGTGCTGCTGCTCAAAAAGTAGGTACGGCGGCTCAAAAAGTAGGTGGCGCAGCTCAATCTGCATTCCGTACAGGCATGCCATTCATTGACAAGGCTTTAACTAGCGCAAAGGTAGCATATGATCTTGATGCTGCGCCGTTAGTAAATAAATATGTTAAGCCTTTAGTTAGGCCTGTACGTCAAGCTGTTGGAAAAGTTGCAGCAGGTCCGTTGGGTAAAGTGGCAAGTGCTTACAACACTAAGATAGCTTCTCCAATTAAAAACTTTACTGGATCACTGACTAAAGGCGCTCCAGGGTTAGCACAAAAATCGCTTACTGCTATATCTATGTCTGGAGCAACAGGTGATCCATATCAGGCAGATGAGGGTATAAGACGCACACAACTGACTGACAATATAATGCGTCGATATATAACTCTTAGTGATCCTAGTTATTTAGAAAAAATGCTGACTGAACCTAAAGGCCGTGAAAAAGCTGAGTTTATTCTTACAGATTTTAAAAACCAATTGGCAAGTGCGGGTTTACCAGATCAGGCAGTTAAACACATTGTCAAGGCAATGCATAACCCTAGTGCAATGGACCTATCTGATCACGATTCAATTAAAATGATTTTGAAACGTTTTATGCCTACGAATTCCACTTTTAACGACTCGACGTTTAGGCAACAACCTGCAAATTCAGTTGCGCCAATGGATTTAGTTAATAGCGTTGGAATGAATATTCCTGATATTGCAGCAAACGCAATTCCTGCGCTTGGTTTATTGGCTAGTGGTGGTAGGGTTAATATTAGCAATCCGTTATTCGATGAGTTGAAAAATAGTGCTAGTCGTGGCGGTGATGCAATTGGTCGCTATAACGATACTCGTAGACAAGCAGAGTTAGTAAGGCTTGATGCATTAATGCAAAATCCTAATGTAAAACCTGAAGACCGATTATCGTTAGCCCAGGCTAGACAACAGCTTATGTTTTTTGACGCACAAAGATCTAAACTGGGATATTAACTTGCTTTACTCATTCGCTTCAAAAGCTTTTCTACAAGCCAGTCAGCGTCTTTTGTGTCTTGAGTAATGTAAAACGTAATGTACCAAATGCATTTGACTAAGTCATCAGTTTCTGTTTCACCTAATTTCTTACCGGCTCTAGCTATGTATTTAAGTGCAGTAAACAATTCAAATCCAAGACCCCATGCTCTAGCTACTACAACAACTGGAAATTCAAGGTTACGGTAATGATCGGGTGCGTACTTAGGCATGCAGGTAGTATACTTGCGTGATGATAGACTCGCAAAACGTAGATGACCCTATGTTCATTGAACGTTCAGATGGGTTATACAGAAAAACATTTGGCAAATACGTTAAGTGCTGCGCTGCGTTTGTCATGGACGGAAATCAAAAACGCAACTGTAAAAACCCAGCTTTAACAGGTAGTCAATACTGTACGGCTCATGGATCACAAGCTTTACAAAAAGCAGAAAAGCCACAGTATTTAGCTCACTTGTTCCAAAAAGAACGAAAAAGATTTAAGCGCATTGGTAAAGACCTATTAGAAAAAGTAGATAACTATCGAGATGACCCTGATCTGTTTTCTCTTCGAGACGACACCGCTTACATAACAGCGTTAATGGACACACGCGCTGAAGCTGCTGCTGAAGGCGTAGGTTTAGAACAGTATCGTAAAGTTGAGGCCGCTTACTCATTAGCTAAATCAAAGCTAGGCAGTCCTGACTTTATTGATGCGTTTGAGCAGATTGGTGATTTATTAGATGAGCGCATGGATGAGTATGCTGCAAGTAAAGATGTCATTGATCTTATTGCTCGTCGTTCTGACTTGGTAGAAGCTGAACAACGTATTATGCAAACCAAGGCTTATACACTTGAGGCAGATCAAGCATTTATGTTAGTTATGCAGATTGTAGAAGTTGTAAAAACATCGATCCGCGATGCAGACGAACTTGTTGCTATACAAAGTGGTATTAATAAGTTACTGCGTATGCATCATGCTGATCAAGAGGTTGAGATTCAAGACGCTGAGATTGTAGGTGAGGCAGATGTCCAAGTCACAAGCGTATAGGTCCACCCCAAAAGAGTTTAGGCGTTTTACTCAGTCAGATAAACCATTAGCGGTTGCATTACTTGAAGCACTTAATGCACAGATTGGTGAAGTAATAAAAACGGGGGACTACGATAGTGGTAAGGCTTTCCCAATAGACGGCGCATCGTTAGATTATAAAACCTGGCTGCGTACATTTGCACCACACGCTATGTCTTCAGATATGGGTACTCATCACGAACGTGCTTGGGAGTGGGCTGAAAGCATTAGCCCAGGTACACCTCCACCGGCTCTTATTGAGTGTTGGTTTCGTGGTGGAGGCAAGTCCACTACCATGGAACACATTGCTGCTCGTATAGCCGTTAAGGGTACACGTCGCTTTCTGCTATACGTTTGTAGTACTCAAGAAGCAGCTGACCGCCACGTATCTGACATAGCACACGCTATGGAACGATGCGGGATTGAAAGGGCACTTAACCGTTATGGCTTTAGCAAAGGTTGGAATGCGTCTAAGCTTAGGACTGCTAATGGGTTTAACGTTTTGGCGTTTGGCCTTGACACCGGCGCAAGAGGCGTCAAACTTGACCACCTTCGTCCTGATTTCATCATCCTTGACGACATTGATGAGCTTGATGACAGTGTTAATCGCGTTGAAAAGAAGATTGCGACAATCACCCAGACTATCCTGCCAGCAAAGTCAACCGACTGCGCGATAGTTTTTGTTCAAAACAAGATCCACGCTAATAGCGTAATGTCTCAGACGTTGTCCGGTGAACTGGACATGCTTCAACATCGTGTTCAATCACCTATTGTTCCTGCGCTAGAGGGCCTAACATACGAGCCGTTTGAACGTGAAGATAAACGCACTGGATATAAAATCACTAGTGGCACTGCAACTTGGGCGCATAAAAATCTTGAAGTTTGTCAAAGAGAAATTGATGACTACGGAATCATTTCGTTCTTACGTGAATGTCAACATGAAGTTGGAGTAGGTGGCCGATTATTTCCTGACTTCAAACAGTTTGATTCATCTGGAAAACCTTGGCATGTTGTTGATCAATTGGACATTAAACCTTGGTGGCGTATATGGGCAAGTCATGACTTTGGTACAGCAGCACCAGCAGCTACATTATTTTACGCATCAGATGAGAACGAAGACATCTACGTGTTTGATGAGATATATGAAGCTGGTCGTGTTTCAAGTAAACAAGCTGAAGATGTAATACAAAAACTAAAAACACGAGGTTACGCATCTCCAATAAATAAAAACAATTTAGACGGACCTTGGAACACAAAACTTGAGGCGATAGCATTTGACTGGGCTAATACCTTCCCTCCTGAACGTGGTGATCAACGCATTGGTGAGTACCCTGTTGAAATATGGTGGAGACGCAACCTTCCCGCTGTAAGGGCTGTAAAAGACCGTAAGGCTGGTTGGAGGCGAGTCATGGAATGGCTGGCTGGTAAACGTGTTACAAATGGTGTTGTCTATCCTAGAATACGCATTTTACGAAGTACATGCCCTAACTTGATTCGTGAACTAGAAGTTGCTATGTCTGATCCTCGTGACCCAGAAGATCTTGATGCTGGTACTAAATCTGACCACGCGCTTGACTCTTTTAGGTACGGTGTAATGTGGCGTGAGTTTCCTGTAACATGCCCAGAAACTCATAAGATTAAACCTTGGACACCTACGTGGATGAACAAAGATAAGGATGACGGGTTTGTCTAATGCTCAGTGATATTATCCAAATACTGCTATTGCTTACTTGTGCTGTATTTTCCGGGCTTTGTTGGTGGAATTTACACTCAATTCGTTTAAGGTCTTGGCAACAAGATGCGTATGAAAAACTTAGGGATCAGTACTTATAATGGCTCCAGACATTAACGGAATGGGTGGTCTTCCTGGCGCACCTAATATGAAATCGCGTGTCTTGGCACTAAAGAAACAAAACAATACTGGTACGCCTGGTTCTTTTCCAACAGGCAACTTAAATCTTACAAACAAAGAAGACCTTACGCTTGACCATGAAGGTAATCAATGGAGTGTAGACCCTAAAGAACAACCTGAAGAAGCAGTACGTTTATACAATTACGTACGAGAGCAATTTGACACAGCATACAGAGCTCGCCAGGAAATGGAACTTGAATGGGCGCAAGCATTGGCGTTTTTTGAGGGACGGCAATGGTTTCGTATCAATAGCCAAACACGTAACCTTGTTCAATTACAAAACCCAGCTGAAGCTAACCGATATATAACAGTCAATAAGATGAGGCCACTCATAGATGGCGTAGTAGGTAAACTTACTCAAGTTGCTCCGGATTGCCGTGCCGTTCCGTTGTCAATGAACCCTAAAGATCAACAAGCTAGTGACGAAGCTAACTTTATTGCTGGGCACTATACTAGGAAGTTTGACCGAGAAACGCAAACTAAAGAACGTGTTCGGTGGGCATGCGTTACAGGGACATCGTTTATAAAAGTTTATTGGAACGCTAAATCTGAAGTAGTCATGCCACTACGTGATATGTCTACAGGTGAAATTACTGCGTACGAATCTTTGCCACTTGGAGATGTAGAGGAAGAAATTGTCCCCTGTTTCAACATCCTGTTGGATCCTACAGCGCAACGAGATCATGACATCCGTTGGGTTATTCATGCATCCATTAAACCTCTATCGTGGTTTGTTGATAATTATGGCGATGCTGGCAAAGCTGTTCGCGCAGATGCTATAGCTGGACAAAATGCTGGGTACGTTGACGCATATCTAGAAGGTGCAAACGGATCTGGTAACGGATGGGTGCAACCTTCATCGGCTCGTTTGAACAATGTAGACAGCAAGAAACATGCTGCTATTGTTTATGAGTATTGGGAAAAACCTACTGCACAATATCCAGAAGGACGTTACATTGTAAGTACTAACCGAGCATTGCTTTATGCTGGTGATTGGCCTTACAAGAAGAAAGATGATTTCCCTTTTATACCGTTACGTTGGCAACCACGAAGCGGAACTCCGTACGGACATAGCCTTGGCTTTGATCTTTGTCCGCTTCAGCAATCGTATAACCGTATCTATTCTAGGGCTTTGGAACAGTTTGAACAAAACAAAGACTATGTAATGGTTGAGCGGTTATCTCGTGTTGGTGCAGATGCGTTTGATCAAGCAGCTGAAGACATTGATGATAAGGGGCGTATCTATCGCAAGATTTATTACGACCGTGGAAGTCACCCACCGCAAATTCAACGGGCTCCTGGAATTAGTGCAGATTTGTTCCCATTCCTTCAAGTGCTTGAAAAAGACATGATGGATGTTGCTGGACTACATGATGTAAGTCAAGGTCAAGCGGCTGCCGGAACTCCAGCTGAATCCGTTAGGTTGTTACAACGTGCAGATAATACACAACACTCGTTTGTCCGTGCGGATATAGAAGCGTCGATTGCTCGCATCAAAGAGTGGGAGATTGCACTGGTAGATCAGTTTGCAGTTGCCCCGTTTATTGGCTCTGTTGATGATCAGGTCAATCCTAAGAACGAGATCCAACAAGGCATCATTACGTTTGACAGCATTCGTGATGGTGGACAATACCGAGTTGTATACATCCCAGGTTCATCACAACGTGAATCCGATGATCAGAAGTTACAGAAAATTGTTTTACTCCGGCAGATGGGTCTGTTCGGAGATCCGCAGGATCCAGAAACTAATGCTCTTGTAATACGAATGCTTCAGTTACCAGAAACGTCTGACATATTACAGAACCTCGCAATGCAGCAAGCAAAGCAGCAGGGAATGCAAGAGCAAGCACAACAGATGCAACAAATGCAAATGCAACTTGAGCAACAGAAGATGTTTAACCCTGAAGCTGAACAAATGAAGGCTCAGCTTGATATGGAGAAACAGGCACAGATGATGCAGATGCAAGGTCAATTTGACATGCAAAAACAAGCACAGAAGTCTGAACTAACCAACAATGAATACGCAGCGAAGCAAATTGCCGACCTAAGTAAAGACATGATCACTGGGGGCAGTGGTCAGGAGAACGCACAACCTACAAAGCCAGCAGTGGCGAAATCTAAAAAATAGGTGTGCTAGAATAAGGAGAACTTGTTTTAATGCCTGAAGAGATGATGACACGAACTACGGATTCATCAGCCGTAG